TTTCGAAAGTAGAACCTTCTCTAAGTCTCAGTTAGTCAAGACTTACAAGAATGGTAGTGAAGATTACCAAGTCCAATGCACTTGTGCAGATTGCAGCGGTAGAGGTTATCTCACTTGGACATCTGTTGATAGCGGTAGATGCTGGGCTTGCAACGCTACTGGTAAGGTCAACATGATTTATCACGTATCAGATACAACTCAGAGATTATTAACAAGAGAAGAAATCTTGAAGAATATCGCTGAATACGAAGAAAAGATTTATCAGAATAACTTAGCGCTTGGATTCAAGAAAGTTGATTTCGTGATTAAGCCATGGGTCCAAGATGTCTGGTTCAATAGTTACAGTTATTACAGAATTATCAAAGAAACCGAGAAGGCATATCTCCTAGGTAGAATAGACAATATCAGAGAATCTAGTTCACATGAAGATACCTTCTGGGTTCCAAAGAAAGGAATTGAATGGAACGCATGATTACTATTTACTACGCAGGTCACGAAGAAGAATTTGATTGGGTGGATGATGCACTCAGAAGAATCAATCAGTTAAAGAGGCAAGGTTATAGAGTTACATGGTCTTGCTACGATTCAGAAGATAATGAGTATTTATGGGAGAAGGTTATATGAAAATATTATTCGATGATTTCTTAGAATTTATAAAGCCCTTCGATTATGAAGAATGGGGTACCGAAGGCAAGATTGCTTTCCGTAGAGCCGCTAAGGAGATTTGGTTCTCCGATTGGTTTAAGACTGAAGATTTAGAGAAAGATGAAGATTTTATAAAGTTCATGGAAGAGAGGCTCAGAGAAGATGATTAATGAATGTCCTTGCAGATTTTGCGAGAAAAGAAGCTCATCCTGTCATGGTAGTTGCGAAGAATACTTAGATTGGGCTGATGAAAATGCTAAAATTAGAAAGAGAAAGAATGAATCAGCAAGAATTAATATTCTAGCCTATAATGAGAAAAGGAGAAAGAAGAGATGATATCTGTTAACTTAGTATTATTTGTGTTTATTTGCATCTTTGCTGGAATTGGTGCTTTACTAACATTATTTATTGTTATATATCTAATTATCGGCATTATTGATTTGACTTATTTTGACAGGCATAAACACAAAATAGTGCACTGCCCAGAGTATATTGAAGGAGAAGATAAGAGGAAAGAGTTATGAAAAAACTTAAATATACACAACCTGAAATTATTAGATACGGCAAAAAATTCATTCGTTGTGAAATAGATGAGGATTCATTTCAAGAATGGCCTACACATTTCAACTTAAAAAAAGAGTGGAGCGACATGAGTGATTTTGCTGATATCTATCTTTATAATAAGAACAAAGAATTAGTTTTCTTTACATCTTGTAACATAGGTTATCAAGATTATGAAGCTACATATAAGTATGTAAAAGGTTGGGATTCAGCTTATTATGTAAGAGAAGATTATCTGTATCTATTAGAGTATAGATATAAAAAACCACTTTATTCTGATGATTTTTCACTTCGTATGATTGAAAAATATATGGGATTAGTTGTGGATAAAGCATTTGAACAGGAGGCCAAGAAAAAATGAAATACATTAGAACGAAAGATGGAATATTTGAGGTAAATTGGTTCGATGCCGATGAATTCGGTGACGAAAATGGGGAACCTCATTCTAATTGTGAGATTGAACAAGAAGCCGATACCATTGAAGAATTGTGTGATGAGTTTGTATGGATAAGTCCAAAAAATGAACATGCTATAAATCATAGTCCAATAGGAGTTCAAAGAATTCACAAAAGAACGAATCCAGAATTAGAAATTTATGGTGCTATTTGGACTGATAAAGGTCTTATCTATGTAGCGAAGATGAACGATAAAGGAGAGTTGGAATTGTTATGAGATGGACAGAAAAAAGAAAAGAAGCCAAATACGGGTATAGATATTTGGGTGGAACAGATGGTTTCGGAGAAGGTTGCCAAAAGTTAGGTCAATTAGAAGATATTGAAGATGCTTGGGGAATTGAACTAATTAAGTTAGTAGATATGATTGAAACTGAAACTTATATTTGGTATAGACATACTGGGTTTATGGGAATTACTGAAATTTTAGAAGGACAAATAGAAGCTATTTCAAAAAACGGAGAACTATTTATAAAGACTGTTTTCAATATAAACCAAAAAGACTTTTTTGATTTCATAAATAATCATTATTATGCAAAAGATTACGGTAAGACTTGGGCATTAACAAAGGAGGAACTGGAGTAATGACCGAACAAGAAAGAGAAGTGTTAACTGAAGCTTTTAGAAATGTTATTAAGTGTTCCAATGGTATAATTTATGAAACTCTTGCATTGTTGTTTGAAGAAATTGCTAAACACCCAGAACTTACTTTGCAACAAGTTTTAGTTACTATTTCAATGAGCTTAAGAAAATTGGCGGAGGAGAGAAAATGAGTAAAGAATTAACACCATTAGAGGCATTGGAACAATTAACAACGCTAGGTGTTGTGAGAACACCACAGACAGTTAAGGAATATGGCGAAATTATTGAAACCGCACTTAAACGATTAGAAAAATACGAGCAACAAGATGATTTCCTTAAAGATTGTCAAGAGTATGCCTTTATGCCTTTGGAAAAAAAGATAAAGAAACTCAAAGCATTAGAGATTATTAAAGAGAACATTGGACTAAAAATGAGTGTTGATGAAGATATTGGTTGCTTATATGTGCCAATTACAAAATGCTTTCAACCATTAGAGAAGAATATTGTTATTGTTGGTTATATTCAAGGCAAAGATAAAATTGATTTACTAAAAGAGGTGCTGAATGAAAATTGAAGATTTAACAATCAGAAAATTAATTGAGATATGCGATGAACGTATTGGTTGCTTAGACTGCCCCTTAAATAAAGCATATGGCGAGATTAAAATTGCCCTATGTGCGATACCTATTAAAGCAATTAAAGATATGGAGGTAGATATTTATGAGTAGAGGTTTAAAAGCACTAGATTATTTATTTGAAATGCATTTGAAATATGCGCCAACAAAAATGGTTGGAACTGATGAATGTGAAACTGATGAAAGCAAGAAGTGGTTAGACAATATAATTGTTGTTAAAAAAGAACTTGAAGCATTTGATGCTGTTAAACCATTGATTGGAAAGGTAGAAATCTTTGGCGGAGATTATTTCTTAGTCTTTTCTGACGGTCATTTCTACAGAATCCCAAAAGAAAAATATGACTTACTAAAGGAGATATTATGAGTTTTGAAATGATGATTGATGGTCAAAAATGGAGCATTGAATTTGTTCCATATGTAGAAGGCGCACTGACCATACCTGAAGAATCTAGAATTTTAATTGAAAAAGATTTAGATGAAAAGGCTGCAAAATTGTTTTTTGTATACCACGTAAGTCACATTTTATCTGATATGCGAGAATTAGATGCTCTTGTCGAAGAATATATTGAGAAGAGAAAAAATGGACTAATGGAAGAGGCTTTCCGCTATGACTAAAGCAATTTTACTGAGCATCCAACCTAGGCACCTACGCAATATATTAAGCGGTAAGAAGGTGTTTGAGCTTAGAAAGAGGTTTCCTAAGGATTATATTGGATGGGTCTATCTCTATTGCACAAAGGCCAATCACATAGGTTTCTTAAGTAAGCAGTATCCAGGTAAGGTAGTTGCTAGGGCATGGATAGATAATGTGATTGTTGCTGAAGATGAAATTGCTATGCAAGCAGGCTTGACAAAGGAAGAGTTTGATAGTTATAGCAACGGTAGTAAAGTATGCGCTCTGCATATTGCTAAGGTAGAGATATTTGATATATTTAAGGAAGTAACTGAGTATGCGAAAAGACCACCGCAGTCATGGTGCTATATATGGAATATTTAAAAAGGGCGCAGTTTATCCTATAATATTATTAAATAGCCTAGAAGAAGCTGAGCGAGTAATGCAAGGCAAGGAGCAGATATGCGAGATTAGGGAGGTTATAGGATGATATGGTGGGTTAAGTTATTAATATGCGTTCTAGGAACAGTAATAGGTGCTGGCCTTACTGGAGTAGTAATGGCAGTGCTGATGTATCTTTTTATTAGATGGAAGGAGAAGAAAGAGATATGAAGAAATTATTTTTACTACCGCTCTTGCTAGTTAGTATGGTAGGTTGCAAGATGGAGCAGCAATGGACTAGTTTAAAGGACAATGAAGAGTTGTATGTATTTGTGGAGAATGACAGTTATAGTCATGCTTATGCAAATAGTGCAACTTACAAGATTAAATACCAAGCATATAACACTGAAGCAACTTTGACAATTAATGTTGTGACTACTTATGCTGATGGTAATGCTAAGAAAGATTGCTACAGCGGAATGGGAGTATCATATATCCATAAAGGAGTAAGCGCATGAATAAATTATTATTAAGTAAAAATGGTAGAAACCATATTAGAATTATGCCAGTGCAAAATAGCATGGAAATTGCTGAGACTGATGCTGGCAGAATAGAGCAATGCAAGGAAATATTTGATAAATTGCAAAAATCAGACTCTGCTATCCGTCATTCTTACTATTGCAATAGGAAAAAAGGCCTTCTCACAGGTGTTTGGGAATTGGATGGTAAAATATATTTGGATTATTGCTTCCATACTGCAGATAAAGGAATCTATGTTACTACAATTTATGTATGGCCTCAGGATGGTCTAGGTGATGCATTGAGCATAGAGAAGTTTTTAAGGCAGAATTTGCTCAGTATCGGTGAAGATTATAAGCAGCAAGTTATCGAAGGTAAGGAAGCCTGGGAAGAAGCGCATGACCCCGGAAACGCTCTTAGCGAACAAAATTAAATTGTGGTGCGGAAAGCATAATTGGCTGGTCTATCACTGTGTCAATGGGACATTTTATGATTACCGAGGCCAGGTAGTGACCTTAGCATTCCCAAAAGGCTTTCCAGATTTACTGATTTTGACTGATAAAGGGCAGGCATTATTCGTGGAAACTAAGGTAAAACCTAACAAACCTACTCCTGACCAGGTAAAATTCATAGATGAGCTACGTGCTCGCGGTTTTAAGGCCAGCGTCATATATAGTTTAGAGGAGTTTGAGGCCTGGGTAGATTAGCATTTGATATAATTTTCATCATTTTGTAAAACTTATATACATATACATGTGATGAGTTATGCGAAATTGTAAAAATTCTAATAACGTAGTTAAATGCTAATAAAATGCTAATAAATGGTATGGAATGCTAATCTGTTTTGACTATCTCACTGAATATTATTAAGATTTTGACTGCGTCTTTTATTAATTGTAACGTAATTTATTAGTTTAAATCCAAAAGTTTATTAAGATTTATCCACGTAGCGTTTCGGGCTGTCATAAAAATCATGACATAGCTTTGACTAAATAGTCTTTTTGATATTGCGCGGTCACGCGCTGACTGTTTTTATATTTTATGCGCGGTCAGAGAAATTAAATTATCTTTATTTTTGTGAGTACCGATTATATAATAAACTTATCATGGGAAGACCGAGTAAACTAAACGAAGAACTTATTGAACTAATGGCTAGCAAACTCCGCAAGGGATTGCCTATTTCGTCATGTTGCGACTTACTGGAAATCACTGATATGAGCCATTCTAACTGGATGTCTCAAGGAAAGGACGATGCAGACGCAGGCATTGATTCTCTTTTTTCACGCTACTTTTACACCATTAAAAAAGCACGCGCGGAATTTGAAGAAATTGCTTTAGATGATATCCGTAGCGGTAGACCAGGCTGGCAAGGTTGTGCGTGGGTCTTGGAAAGAACTAACCAAAAGTACATGCCCAAGCAAGAGTTTGTAGCGGAAGAAGGAAAAGTTCAAGTTGTGCTAGGCGGTAAGATTAAGGACATTAAGCGCAATGATAGTGCTAAATGATGAAGAGCTCTATTTGAGAGATTTCGCTGATATTTGGTTCACTAATTGCGATGCTAGATATAGACCGCTAAAAGGTGCCCGTGAAACAGGAAAGACTTACAATTTCGTAGGCCTGGAAGCAGTTTTTAAGATATTATCGGATAGCAGAAGAAATATCATGATGGTGAGACAGAATGATAAAGATAATGCTAATTCAAACTATACTATATTAAAAGCTGTTGTAACGCGATTAGGAGTGGCTCACCTATTCAAGTTCACTAAGAGCCCGTATAAGGTGACCCGCAAGGACACCGGCCAGGTCATTCTATTCTGCGGTATGAATGATGTCGAGAATATCACATCTACCAGCGTTGAGGTAGGTTACTGGACTGACATATACTTTGAGGAAGCGTCGCAGTTAACCAGTTACGAAGATTTTAGAGTCGTTGACGGTTCGTTACGTTTACCTAATAGTCCAGACGCTGATGGCTTAACCTGCCAGATTACATTCTGCTTCAATGCTTGGGATGTTGGCCACTGGTTATATGATTTATTCTTCAAAGGTAGGTTGGAGGATGATGTAGAGGAGCTGGAAGCCAATAGGTACCAGTTCTACTATGACCCAGACTTTAACTTGGGCTATGGTTATGGTCTAGCCCTGCACATATCTTCATTCCGCTGCAACACTTATCGCAGACCGGAGAAGGATGAGTCTATGCTGATACTTAAAAATACCGCATACGACATTTATAAGGTCGAAGGTCTAGGATGCTGGGGCCATATCGGTGATGCAACCTACCCTTATTGGAATGAGAGACTCATTATCCCGCATAGCCAAGCAATGGCATTCAGGTATAGCAGGTTCTATATCGGAGTTGACATTGGTGGTACCAACGGTGAGTCCAAAGTGCTTAAAGAGAATTATCGTAGCGCAATGACCATGGAACTAACTGGTCTTACTGCAGATAATAGCACGCTGGTTAGCATCAATGAGTTCTTCTATACAAATGAAGGTAAGTCAGTGCACAAAGATGGACCAGAGATAGCCGATGACATGGTAAAGACCTTATTGCTCTGGAGGGACATGTATCCCTTTATGAGAAACCAGACCATTATATGCTATGTTGAGAGCGCCGACCCTGGAGACTTTCAAGGACTACTCAGAGTCAAGGCTCAACAAAGAGGATTATATAATGTCAAGTTCGTGAACTCCACCAAAAACAAGATTCAGTCCAGAGTAGACTTTGATAACCTGCTTATGGCGTTTGGGGAGCATTTATTCACGGACTTGTGCTACAACTTAATTAGAGAAATAAAAGCAGCTAAGAAGGATGAGGAAGGCCATTGCAGAGCTGATGGGAACGACCACGCATTAAATGGTTCTGAGTATTCTTGGATACCGATGCTACCTTACATAAAGAGGTGGAAGGAGTTTAAAGAAAGATGACACTATTTGAGAAGATTAAGCAGAAAATCATGAAATTCTTAGGTCTAGAAAAGCTACCAGAGAATCCAAACAATGACCGCTTGCTATTTGTGAATGATACTGAGAATATCAAAGCGGAGCAGGTCTTGGCCAATAAGATTTGGTTCTTAGGTAATGGTGACGACCTCTTATCATTCTATACCGGTGAGCAAGTAGATGGGTTCAACAACAATCCTATTTACAACCGCAATAAGAGAAACTATTTCTGGAGCAAGTCCAGCCAAGAATGCAATATTAAGAGAATGCACAGTGGTATTCCTCACGCAATTATCCAAACCGCTACTAACATTGTCGGTATGCCAAAAATTAGCATAGCTGATAAGCAAGATATTTGGGATGAGATAGCAAATGAGAATGATTTCACAAATAAATTGACCCAGCAAGGTAGACCATTAACTCTTGCTGAAGGTTGGGGTGGTTGGAAGATTAATTTCAACAAAGACCTCAGTAAGCATCCTATTTGGGAATATTATGAAGGCCTAGATACCGAGTATATTTACAAATGCGGATTACTCGTTGGTATCGTGTTTAAATCTTATTATAGTAAAGAAAATCAAAATTATGTATTACTAGAAACGCGTTACAAGGCTAAAGGTAACTCCTATATTGAGTATGAGCTCTTCAAACTTCAGAAAAATAACGAGATTACTGAAGCTAACTTAGATGACATTCCTGAGCTCTCTGACATTCCAAGAGAACCAACGGTCATTGAAGGTTTAGATATGATTCTAGCAGTACCAAGTAGATACTTCTATGACCCACTAAATCCAAAATATGGTAAGAGCATTTACGCTGGTAAAATAGATTTATTCGATATGCTCGATGAGGTCTGGTCACAAGCTAGCCAAACAGTTAGAGTATCCACACCGGTTACTTGGCTAAATCCTGACATTATGCAAAGAGGACCAAATGGTGCTATCGGTTATGAGAATTTATATAACAGACAAATTATGATGAAGGAAGGTATTCCAGATGGTGAGGGTCATTTAAACCAAGACATCGTCACAGAACAACCTGACCTAAATTTCGATAAATATGGCATGATTGCTAAGGACATCCTAGATTATATTTTAACTGGAGTGCTTAGTCCAGCAACTCTTGGTATTGATGTAGCCAAGAAGGATAACGCGATGGCTCAAAGAGAAAAGGAGAAGGTCTCCATTATGTTCCGCAACAACATTATTGATGGTGAGGAGCATATGATTAGAGATATCGTCCAGCTCTCTCTCATGGTGCAAGAGTATATGGATACCGGTAATATTACCTTAGCAGATTATGATATTAACATTAAGTATTGTGAATTCGCTAATCCAGCAACTGAAACGATGCTACCAATCTTAGGTAGTGCTTGGTCTCAAGGTCAGATATCCACAGAAAGATTTGTGAAAATGATGTGGCCTGATGACACTGATGAAGAGAGAATGAAGGAAGCTGCTTGGTTAGATGAAAATAAGAAAAATGACGAGTTTGATTTGATGGGAGCGCTAAACAATAATGAGAACGCCATTAACGAAGCTATGGTATCAGCAGGAGAAGATGAAGAAGAACCTGTTGGACCAGAAGAACAAGTATCTAGCAATAATTTATAAGGACGTCCTCCAGCACAAACCTCTCAGAGATATTCACTTAGACCTACTTAAATCAACAGTGAATCCGAACAAGGTTTTACTGAATTATGTAGGTAAAGTAGCAAATAAAGCTAAGAAACTCGATAAAGGTGCTGGTGCATACTACTCACTGGGCTTAGATACCTTAGCAGTTGCTATGGTGCACCTATTTAGCAGTGATGCAGTTAATTATAAAGCCACGCTCATAGTAAATAGCGAGGTCAGAAAATACGAATCAGAGCAAAAAGCGGAGATTTTAATTAATTCTTGGAAAGAGAATAGGGCTAACGGTAAAATCTTCTATATTGCTAGTAAGCACGCTGACTCAGCAAAGGACCATGAGCCATGGCAAGGTAAAGTTTATGTAGACCGATACTGGCACAATTATGATACTGATGGTAGATTAGGTCAATTTATTCGTGATAATGACATCAAAACAGTGCAATGGGTCACTGGTAAACCTGTCTGGTTCATTACTAGACCAAATTGCAGACACTATTTCACAACCTATTCCATCGACCAAGTCCTAGCAGGAAAGTACCACATTCCTAATAGAAAAATTGGAGATAGGAGATTGCAAACTCCAAAGGGTGCTAACCTAGAATACTATGAAAATCGCTTAAAAATGCTATTAGCATTGTATAAACAATATAAAACCGAATTGCTCAGAAAGCAAATAGAAAAAACTAAGATATTAATTAGTAAATGGAAAAAAACCTTTTAATTTTTCTGTTTCTAATTTATAATAAAATCGAATACTCGGAGGAGGAAAACTCATTTTATGGATGAAATGCCGGTAAATAATGTCCCTACGGCGGAGACACAAACAACAGAACCAGTGCAAACTGACCAACCAGTGGCCGAAACGCCAGTTACTGATAAACCAGTTAGCGCTGAAAGGACTTGGACCAAAGACCAAATCGTTCAAATGATGAAAAAGCGAGTTGCAAGGTCGCATAATGCTTTTTTCAAGCGATATGGTGTTCAAGACCTAAAAGCACTGGATGAATTATTCGAACAAAGTAAGAAATTCAGTGATATGAATGGTGAATTTGGTAAAATCCAGTTGAGAAACTCAGAATTGATGAGAGAAAATGCCTTCCTAAGAAATAATGTTAATCCGGACAAGTACAATGACATTATTGCTTATTTCAAAGGCAACGACATGGATTTTTCTGAAGAAGAACTCTTAAAAGCACTTCCTACTCACCAAGAATGGTTAAGGCAAGCAGCGCCAGCAACGACAATTAGGTCATTGGGCTCTGAAGCGCATACATTACCAAAGGTGGATGAAGCAGAAAGAGCAGGCAAGTTGCTAGGCGTTAAATTATAGAATAAAGGAGACATCAAAATGTCAAGAGAAGAATTGTTACAAATGCTTCAAGAAAAAGGCATGGACGATGATGCAATCAAAGCCTTATTAAAGGAAACATTAGACACCTTAGATAAAGACTTCTTCGACCATGATAGAGACGAAGCAGAAGCGGAAAAAGAAGACGCCGAAGCCGCTGGAAAATTATTAGGCGTTGAATTATAATCTTTAAGGAGATAGAATATGAATAGTTTTGAACTTATTGAAAAGTATCTTCCAAAAGCGATTGATAAATACTTTTTCGAAGATGCAAAAACAGCGATTTTAGAACAAGGAAGCAAGTTCATCGATGTTAAATTCGACCAAACCGGTTACGTTAAAATTGCTTCATTCTTAATGGATGGCTTATCCGATTACTACCAAACCCAAATGAACAGCGAAGGCTTCTTAAGCCCAGAAGCTGCTCGTCCATCTGACCCAGCACAATATGCTGCCTATGCAGGTAACTTAGCATCTGGTGCAAGAGATGGTTTTGCTCTTGGAAACGTTTCTCTCCAATGGGAAATCTTCCGTCTCCAATGGGTTCGTGGTAAACAATTCAGAATCGACTACATTGCTGATGAAGAAACCGCTGGTATCATCATTGGTAACGCTGTCGAAGAATTCAACAGAACCAAAGTTATTCCTGAAGTCGATGTTTGCAGATTTGGTATCATTGCCGACAAAGCAAGCGCTTCCTTAGGTAACTTAAAGAGCGAAACAATTGATGCTAATGAAATCATTGCCAACTTCAATGGTGCCTTTGAATGGTTAGCAGAACACGAAGTTCCTGAAGAAGAACAAATTATCTTCGTCAATCCTTCTGTTATGACTTTAATCAGAAACACAACTGAATTAACAAAATTCTTAACCCAAGGTGATTACAAATCCCCAGCCGGTTTAGATTTCACAGTTGAAAAATATGCTGGTAGACCAATCATCGTTGTTCCTTCCAACAGATTCTTCACATTACCATTGTTAACACAAAATGGTTACCGCGCACAATCCGGTTCCAATGTCATTAACTACATGGTCGTTTCTACCAAAGCCGTTGTCCCAATCAGAAAACTTGAATGGAACAAAGTTTATGGCCCAGAAATGTCTGGTATCGCTGGCTTCCATGGCTACTTAATTAACTACTTATTATACCATGGTGTCGTGATTCCTAAGAACAAGATTGTCGGTTGCTACGTTTCCGTTTCTAGCGCAGCTGCTACAACTAAAGTCAACACCTTAGCAGTCGATACAAGAGCTGGTGCTGTTCAATATGCTTGGAAAGTTGTTAACTTCTACACCTCTCCAGCAGGTTTAAGAGGCACATTATGCTACAATAAATCCGCTGCATTCACATTAGGTGCAACAGGTATTGTCCCAGGAACAACAGAAAATGTCAACGCCGTCGTTCTCGGTCAAGATATTACAGAAGCTGGTGGTAGCGTTACAGCCTACTTCGGATTAGTTGATGATTCCGGTACAGTTATCGCCACAAGCGGTGCAACACCAATCAGCGTCACACAACACGCATAATTGACTAATAATTTAAGGCCTGAGTAAAATCAGGTCTTTTATTTTGGGCAAAATTATGCTACAATAAATAATAGACAAGCGGAGTTGTCCCGCTTAGAAACCAGCCCTCCCCGCTGGTTTTTTATTTTATTCTTTATTTATTTTGACCTATAATATATAATAAACAACGTAGAGGTATTTGAATATGGCAAAAAAGAAAACATATCATGACGAAGAAGGTCATTTTACTACGAAAGAAAATGATGGCGGACCTTGCCACCATGAAGGTTCATATAGTGCTAGTACATTAGATGGTGAGAGGTTAGGTAGTGTTAAAGCAAAATCTCCAGAAGAAGCCGAAAGATTAGCACAACAAAGATATCCAGGACATGGAGATGAACTAATTGTTGATGCTTTTGATGATGACTACGAAGAAGAGTTCGAAGATTATCACAAATCTTACGAAGAAGTTTTCACAGATAATGATACAAAACAAATCGAAAAATATGCTGAACATTATGGCGTGGATGTCGACGAATTAAAAGATAGAATTCACCAAAATGCTTTAGATAAAATAAGACAAGGTGATTCCGTTACTAACGCTAAAAACGACGCAATGGAAGAAGTTTTAGATGAACTCGTCAGCGGTAGTTTTGATAATGAGGCTGATGAATATATGGAAGAAATGCAAAGAGCTGCAGATGAGACATTCGATATGTCTGATATGGAACCTGAGGAACAAGTTGTCGGCTTTGATGAATCTGATGAAGCAGGAAGTCCATACAAGGAACTTGATAGGCAGTGGATGAAAGACTATATTGATGATAATCCTGATAGGTCTGATAAAGATTTAATGGATGATATAATAGAAAGATTCAGTGAATTATCGCCGGAGGATGAACAGTATGTTAAAGGAGTTCTTAAAAACAGAAAAGCACCTAAAGAATCCTTTGCCGATAAGTGGAATAAAAAGGTCGGTCGTTCTTCACAAATGATTAGTTTAGTTGATAATGCTAAAGCTAATGGACAATCTCCACAACAAGTTTTAGATTCTGTATCTTATGATATGGATATCGAACCAGGTTCAGAAGAATTTAAGGAACTTAAAGATATTGTAATGAGAGAAACCAACAAACAAGGTGAATACAATAAGTATAACATGGGTAGTAATAAATTGCTATCAGGTGATGAAAGAAAGAAAATGCAAGACTTATCTGATGCATTTAAGAAAGCCGGTTTATATAATGAAATGGAAGATGGCTATGAAGATTATGGCGCTAACATGCAATGGACCAGTCTCACTCATGATGGTACTTGGGTATTAAATCCTCGTGAATGGAGAGATTACATGAATGGTAGTGTCAGTGCTGATGAGTTAGTTGCTAGTAAGAAAGGTGATAATTTCTGGGGCAAGAAGTTCAAAGAAGGTATTACTCGTAAGCCAGTTGAAATGCCAAAATACCACTGGGATAAAGGTCACATTGTAATTGATGAAGGACCAGATAAAGGTAGTACTTTTGATTCAGAAGATGATTATAGAAATTCAGTGAGAAGCGAATCTGCTGAAAAAGATTGGAAATCAATGTCTCGAGAAGAACGCAGAGACTTATCAACTAAAGCAAAAGATTTAAGAGATAAATTGATGGATGAATACTATAAACCAGGTGGAATCAATGAACAAATCACAAAGTATATTAATCAACATCATAAACTAGATAACGAAGAACTCTATAATAAGATGCAAGAACACTTTGATGAGGCAGGAGCATTGAGTAGACTTATTAACAATGCTGGTGTTGGTTTTCTAGGTAATACAATGCCTGATGAAGAAACAAACGAAATTGTGAAAAATGCAAGAAAAGTTATAGGAAAATATAGAGGTTAGATATGCTACAAACACGATATATCACATTAGATGAATTTAAAGAATATTTCCATATTGACCTAGCTGCTGAGTTCGGTTCTGATACTGAAGCAATGTCCTTCTTAGTTAGAATCGAAGATAGATTAGAAACATTTTGTGATTCTAAGTTCAACACAAATATTAGCATGAAATATCCTTGTTTCACTGATTACCAGAAGAAACACTACAAACTAGCATTATTAGAGCAAGCCATTTACGTATTCAAGAATGGTGATATTAGTGTAGATAGCGGTTATGACCCAGAAAAAGGTGAAATTGCTAGGACAGAAAGATATGCTATTGCACCAAATTGCAAAGATAACTTAAGACTTTGTGGTATTTGGAATAGAAATATTCCTAATATGGGACCATTCTGGTGGGGAATTTTCTAGTATGATTGATATTTATCACTCTCGCAGGACTAAATATGAGAGATGTCCTTATTATAATGATAAACCAGATAGAGACCTCGAAAAATGGGTTCTAGTTAATAAACCATCTGGATATATTTACTGTCAGCCTGTTGATACTAGACAGTTACAACAAAATCAAGTAAATAATGCTATGATGTTTGATAAAGACTCAATGGTGTTGTGGACCAGCGACCACACTGATATTAGCAGAGGGTCAGTTATTTTATATAGAGGCCATCCTTGGATTGTTGATAATACTAATCGTGAATTACACTTAAAAGAATCCGAGTTCGGTCATGAACATTACGATACATATATCTATATAAGGAGATAGTTATGATTAATCAGTTGTATTCACTAATATACAGCAACTTGTATCTACAATCTCCAGTTTTATCAGGTAATATGCAGAGTCACATTCGAGTTGACTCAATAAAACCTAAAGAAATCACAATTGTTATAGAAGCACCATTCTACGATATGAAGGAATGGAGTAAGACAGGTAGAATATTATTAACTGGTGATTCCTACAATGGAATAACAAACTACGCCCAGTGGGTAAATGACATAGGTGCATTTGGAACACGTAATGATTCAATGCATTGGGTCAACAGAGTACTATATGTCTGTTGCAAAGCTATTGCTGTACAGGAAGGAGCTGAAGTTATCAATGAGTTACCATTATGAAGATGAATTAAATAAAGCGTTATTGAAGATTCAAAATGAGCTCGGCCTTGATAAGGTCAGTTTCGTTGTAGAACCTGAACAATTATTTGCAAAAAGAAATTCTCTTGACCCTAACAAGATATTCGTTGTTGTAAAGTATCTTGCTAGTGATATCGATGTTAATGAAAAGACGCAACCTGTGCAAGTTCTTATCTTAGCTGAACAAAATAGTTTAGATATGACAAGAATTATTTTTACAGAATTAGCAAAAAGATACAATTTCACAGTATATGCAGATACTACTAACGGCTTTTATGTGAAGTATCAGTATTCTGACCCTGTTGTTTTAAGCAATTTCAATGAAGTATCATTCGGATATCGCTCCATTTTATATCTAGGGGTAACTCTTAGAATCATGGAGAATGTCGTAGATGTCGGAGTAACTTCAAGCGGTAAGTACTATCCAGGTTGTATTATGATAGATAGTGAAATATTAAAGCCAACAGCATTCTCAATTGCTTATACTATGACACCTAACACTCAGCAACTTGCTACAGAGAAAATTTCAAGTTCTGTAAAAAGTGTTAGTGGTTTTAGTATTTCACTAAGTTTTAATATGATTGAATCAACTTTGTTAACTAATTTAATTAATACTTTAGGAGAAACAAAAACAGGAAATGAAGATTATTCAATTACCTTTGAATTAGATGGAGTTTCAATCACTAAATCAATGAAAATTGTTTCAACTGATATGATATTTACACCAGGTGGTTTTCCTGAGTTGAGAATAGGATTGCTAAAATAGTATGAGTGATGGCAAGATTTATATCACAATATCTGATACTAGAGGTGGTGGAGGTGGTGTAGCACCTACTCCTCAGCCACAAGTAACACCTTCAACTCCTGAGACTGGTAAGTCAGAAGGACAAGCAGGTGTCATTTTAAGATATGCTGAACATCAATTTTTTAACTTCGTAAAATCACAAACAACTAAGTTAATTAATGCAGGAATCAGTAATATCGGTAACTACACCGGTAACTATGCACTACAAGATGATGTTAATCTTATGATGAGCTCACTATCTTCATTAAGAGGTATTGGTGTATCAGTTATTGCTGGTGCGAAAATAGGTGGTCCTGTTGGTGCTGCTGTAGGTGCTACCTTTGGAATAGCTGCTCAAGAAGTCAGTTTCCAATTACAAGAGAAACTAAACAGATTCCAGAACTACAAACTCAATAAACAGATAGATAAATTAAGAATAAGAAGCGGTCTAGATGCTTCAACTAATGGAAGTAGAGGAACCGAAGGATGAAATTAATAAGAAATAATGTTTCATATGAAATAGATGAAGGTATGGTATTAAAACTTTGCAAGAATGAAACTCTTGATTCTGCAACAGTTATGATATCAAATCAAACAACTAGCATTGGATTTGTACCATATGATTTAGTTTTAATTCAAGATGAAGAAGAAAGATTTGATGATAGATGGATGCTGATTGATTCTGTTTCTGTTACTCAGATATGTTTGAGTCCTAGTATCTATAACTATACAATTTCACTTTTCAGTTGTACAAAAGCACTTGAAAATATTCCTTTACCGACCTTAAGAATCACTAACAATGGACTTGGTAAAACAGTTTGGGATTATCTCAATCAGTATTTAAACGAATATGGACCAAGATATAGAGCAAGCACTGAAAATTCTGATGTAGAAAGAAGTTTTCCAGCTAGGTATGTATTTAGTGAAGGGGTTCAGGAGAAGTTTAGTTCTATCTTGTGTCCTGAAATGCAGTGGAATGGACCTACTCTTAGAGAAGTTTTTAATGACCTAATGATGGTAGCTGATTGCATTCCTGTTGTGAATAAGTTCACTATTGATTATGTGGATTTAAAAGAACTGAGTGGGACAGAAGTAACTGGATACAACTATGTTGAAACATCTCAGTCTTCAGAAGATTATGTTAGTGAATTATATATAGATTTACACAATGTTCAAGAAGATAAAGATACAAACAGAATAACAACTACTCTTTCTGAATCAATTATCGTGAAATCAGATGACCCTTTGCTAACAACAGAAAACTTTTTCTTAGAAACTCAGCATCCTATTGCTAGAATTAGGCATCTATTCTGTACCGTTTGGGGATATGATGAAAATAGTGTCTTTGGTGTACCATATACCGTTGACTTATGCGATGTAGATGGTGTTTCAGTTGTTCATGAAGAAGCTGAATTCAACACTCTTCCTGTTCAATATTCAAAT